TGCCATCTCACGCAGTTTGTATTTGGTTGCAAACTGTTCTTTGATATAGTTTGCCTCTTCATAGGATATTTCAATATCCAAATTTACTCTAACGTGCATGTTTGGCTTTAGTATTGTATCAGCATAGTCAATTACCTGCGACAAGTCTAATACTTTGTACAATGGTTGATCTGGCCAAGCAATGTATTCTGGCTCTTTGCCCCATTCAAGTATCATGCAACCGCGTTGATCATCGCCGGCATCTGAAAAGTTGTGTGGAAATGCATTGCCAATATAGTTTATGTTGTTTTTCTGCTGACGTAAATGAAAGTGCCCGCTAAACACTGTGCCATACTGTTGGAAATGTTCACTTTTGATTTCTCCATGATCAGGCATCTCAACCATTGCATTCATTTTAAAATGCGGAAGTTCAAAGTGTCCAAACATATATTGAGCACTTGCAGTTTTTATCTGCTTGTGGTCATCTCCAACCAGCCAAGGAACCAGTATTACATCATCCTGTTCAAACCAATCATTGCATATCTTTAGATTTGGTATATGCTTTGCCCATTCAAAACTGTATATGTCACGTTTGTCTCTATAGTACAAGTCGTGATTGCCAGTTATAAAATATGTAATGTCAAAACTTCTTGAAAGATTCTCCAATGCACGTAAACTGTGGCTCATAGTTTGCAAACTTAAACTTGCTCTATGATGATGCCAGTCTCCCATAAAGATAGCAGTTTCGCAGTTGTGTATTTTGCCTTGTTGTACTGCCCACTCTACAAAGTTTTCACAGTCCTGGTTGTGCATGATGCTATTGCTTTTCATGCCAAAGTGGATGTCTGTAAACACTAGAGCTTTCTTAAACAAACCCATATGTATTCCTATTTTTTAGCAACGTCTGGTTGTAGTTTTTTTGCATCTGGTGAATTGTTAAACTGTCTTGTCCAACTAGGATTCAATCCGTTTTGTTCCAGTATATCATCACGTATGTTCTGATTCTTCTTTTCAATGTTTAATACTCTAGTGAAACTATTTGTTATAGCGGCAGTATAGTATGCAAATGGGTTTTGGCTTTTGCTTTCGTCAAACTGTAATCCAATCTGACTGAGTTGTAGCAACGCAGTACCACGCATTTCTTCGTTGTACGTGTATCCACGCCAGTTTGATCTTGTAGCATAACGTTCACACAGTTTTATAAACATGTGTGCTAGTTTATCTGTCATTTTACCATGTTCTTTTGAAAAGTATCCGTTTTCCATACCGCCTAACCAATGAGATTTACCAACAATATATGGAACTTTGTCTTCATCAATCATATAATGCCAGAAAGGAGGAAAGTTTAATTTTACATAATTTAAATCTTGTTTGGTTTCAGTAATAAGATCTTGTAACCCATCTTCTTCTATATCTACATCATCCATTTCTAATAATTCTTCTAATTTAGATTTTTTCTTTTCCTGTGCCTTGGTAAGTTTCTTCGGAACCATTGGGACATGATCCCAAGTTGTAATACGAAACACAAGCTCTTGATTGCTTAGTTTTACAGGGTCAACTATTTCTCCCGTTTCTCTTTTAATTCTATCTGCTTTGTTGCGTCGTGCTTCTGCAACTGTACGCTGATTTATCTTATCTACGCTTGGTAAAATAATATCAAACTGTGCATATTCACGTTCTAAGTAAGAACAGTAAGTACTCTTACTTTTGTGTATCTCTTTTAGTATATCTCTATTGTTTAGATAATTTACTTTTCTGGGTGCTTTCACCGGTGGCATACGATTCTCCTTAGCCTAATAACTGTTACATTATACAACATTACTTATCAGAAGTCAATCATTAACTACGCACTTTTTGGTTACCATAAATAAGACTAGAGGAGTATACATGGCATTCGATCCAGCAAAAGCACAAAGAATGAATCAACTTGCACAGCAGTATCCGCGAGCACCTATTGGTACTCTAGCAACACTGGCTAATATTCCTGCAAGTGAAATAGGTAACTATACCCAAGATGATATTTCAACTCCAGGACGAAATGCAAACTTTGGACGTATTGTGCAAACACAAGCCACAGAAGTTAATAATGCAAATTCTAGTGTTAACAATACAAGTGCTCCTGGATCAGGCACTGCATTCCAAGGTGGAGGTACTAATGTAGCCAGTGCGTTCGATAACCGCGTTGATGAAACTGCTGCCTTTGAACAAGAGTTTGACGGTGCAGGACAAACTCAAGCACTGCCTACTCCAAGACCAGTAGTCCCCCAAGGCGATGTAGACTTTCCTGACGCATATGGTGAAAGTTATCGAGAACCAACACCTATACCAACAGACACACGTTTCCCTACTAGCAGAACCAGTGAGCTTACGCAGAATACAGTTGATCCAGGATTGGCAAATGCAGTTCGTGCAAGAGAACAAGCTGCCATTGAAGCAAGTAACGCTTTTACAGAATCACCCGCTCCAGATCCATATCCTGCACCACCTCCAGCAAGACCAGTAGAAAGTTTTGATACACCCGTTGACAACTTTCAAGAATACCAACCCCCGGTCACCCAAGTTGATGACTTTGCTGACTTCCAATCACCTGCTCAAGTTGACGACTTTTCTGAATATCAAGCACCAGCTCAAGTTGACGACTTTGCAGAATTTTCTGCACCACCACAGGTAGACGATTTTAGTGCATATAGTAACAATAACTTTGGCACAGAAGATCCAGGCTTAGATGCATTTGGTCCTGGACCAACACCACCTGCACCGGCCATTACACAAGAATATGATAACACTCAGTTTGATCCTTTTGGCGATGTTGTACAAGAAACTGCACCTGCACAAGTTGATGACTTTAGTGCATATTCAAATAATAATTTTGGTGCACAAGTTGACGACTTTGCAGAAATCAATACACCAGTACAGGTAGACGATTTCAGTGGTTATAGTAATAACGACTTTGGTGCACAAGTTGACGATTTTAGTGATTATCAATCTCCAAATGATGTAAACCAATTTGGCGTAGATGATTTTGGCGATAATAATCCTTTAGGACAGGTAGACGACTTTGGTGAATACAGTTCACCAGCTGAAGTAAATCCTTTTGGAGTTGATGACTTTGGCGACGCCGAAGTTGCACAGTTTGACGCATTTGGAGATCCGATACTCGCACCAGAACGTGTAGAAAACGACGGTGAAAGTTTAGTCGGTGATGATCCAGTGGCTGACATTGGAGACGGCGCAGAAGGTGCTGGTATCGATGGAGTGGAACAAGCGGCTATCTCTGCTGAACAACAGGCAGCACTTGATGCTAATGCTATGAAAGTAAAAGCACAACAGCAACAAACTATTAGTGAGATGCGTGAAGCATCTGGAGTAAAAAATGCAGATGGCGATTGGCGTGTTAAGCTCCGATTAGCTCCACAAGCAACTTATTTGTATAAAGCACCTGAACCAGGCATACTTGCACCATTGGCAATAACTGATGGAATTATCTTTCCTTATACTCCAACTATTGACGTGCAGTACAGAGCCGAATATCAAAATTATTCTCCAACGCATAGCAACTATCAACATTATTTTTATAAAAATTCAAGTGTACAAACTGTTCAGCTACAGGCAGATTTCACTGCTCAAGATACAATCGAAGCTGAATATCTCCTAGCGTGTATACATTTTTTAAAGAGTGCCAGTAAAATGTTTTATGGACAGGATGCAGAACGAGGTTCACCACCGCCATTATTATATCTCACTGGTTTAGGAGAATATCAATTTAACGAATCACCATGTGTGGTAACAGAATTCAATTATAATCTGCCTAGTGATGTAAACTATATTCGTGCAAGAAGTCGCCATATCAATAGAGATGACAGACTGCAATTTTCAAAACCTTTAGCAACAAGCACAACCAATGGAAATTTTTCAGCACTTAATCGATTGAAAACCGCAGTGACAAATGCATTCAGTGGCGGGCCAGGACCATCATTGGCTCCAGGAGCAAAACCTACTGCACTTGCACCAAGTAACTTGGGCACAAAAGGTGCTACGTATGTTCCAACTAAAATGTCAATGACTATTAACATGTTACCAATTGTAAGCAGACAACAGGCAAGTCAACAGTTTAGTTTACGTGAGTATGCAAATGGCAACTTGATTAAGAAAGGAATGTGGTAATGTCTTATACGTCCACTAGTTCATACTTCGATACTCCGGTTATCAGTAATCAATATCTGGGTATTATGGTTGATAGGCCTATTCCCAAACTGATTGATGATTTATCAATGACTATAAATGAAACTTATAACTTACGTCCTGATTTACTTGCATTTGACTTATACGAAGATGCAAGTCTTTGGTGGGTGTTTGCTCAACGTAATCCAAATCAGTTACAAGACCCGTTGTTTGACTTTACAACTGGAACAACAATCTATCTACCACAGATATCTACATTAAAATCAGTACTAGGATTCTAATATGGCTAGCCCTGCAGAACTAAATGCTGCTCGACTTAGTCAGCAATTAGAAATTAACAGACAAAAACTTGCCGTCAAAGCACTGCAACAAAGAACCAGTAACGGTGCAAAATGGGATAACATAAGAGATGATTGGAATAAGAGTGATGAGAGCATCAAAAATGTCCGTGGTACACTACAAAATTTAAATGGACAAAATGAAGGCCTAAAAAATCAAACAGGTTATGTAAGCACAAAGGTTAAAATTACAACAAACATAACAGAAACAAATGTACTGATTGGCGATCTCCAAGCAACTCAACTTGAAGCATATAGAAATCAGAATGTGACTAGTGTTGCTGATAATATTGCAAAAAACTCTTCTGGACAAGAAGTTTTGAATGCACAGGTTGGTGCAGTTAATTTATCGAGAAACGTCTCTCCTATTGCAGGAGCTAGAGAAATATTTGAGAATGGCGAAGTTGTTCCAGTCATTGCTAGTCAAAATAAACCAACAAATGCAAATATTCCGTCATTGAGAAATACTGAAACATTAGGAGATGCAAAAGGAAGTGGACCACAAAGTACAGTCGGAGGTGATAAAACAGTTGTAACTGTTGAACAGGTCAATGGAAACGCTTATGCCAGTACAGTGACAACAACCAATGACGATGCACAACAGAACATCTCAAATAGTGTTGGAAATGCTAGTCAAGTTGTAGAAGGTCGTACAGTAATTGCAGAAGAGTTTTTAAAGCCGATCATAGCTAGTCCTAATAGACTAGGTGGACTTGCAAGTCAAACTTATGCAATTTCAATTTATCTAATGAATATCGATGAATATAAAGCATTGCTCGCATCTGATAAGAAAGTTTTACCAACAAACCAATTGATAATGCAAAGCGGTGGTGCACCATTTGGTGAACGTAATAAGTTTTTTGATTTAGATTTTTATATTGAAAATTTAGAAATTGACAGTGTGATTGGTTCACAAGGCACTGGTGGACCGCATAATGTAGTTGATCTAAAATTTGAGATCATTGAACCCCAAGGCATTACACTTTTACCAAGATTAACTGCGGCAGTGAAAGAACATAGTGGTGGAAAAGAAAATGTAAACTTGCAAAACTTCTTGATGGTAATACGTTTTTACGGTTACGATGAGTTTGGTAATCTTGTTAGTAATGCACAAAACAACGGAGGAGAAACCACAAGTGATCCAAACGCACTTGTAGAAAAATTTATTCCTTTTCAGTTCAATGATATTACATACAAACTTACAGATAAAGCCGTTACTTACATGGTTACTGGTGTGATCCCGCAAACACAGGTTGGGTATTCAACTGCCAGAGGCAGCATACCTTTTAACTTTCAGCTAAACGCTCCTGATATAAAAACTTTGCTTAATGGTGATGCACAACTCGAAGAAGCCCAAGCAGCCGCTGAAGGAACACCACCTCCTGCGGCTAAGAAAGTACAAGGACTAACTGGCAGGACAGTTACATCTGGATTAGCAAAAGCATTAAATGAACACCAGGCACAATTAGTAGCAGTTGGTGCTTATAGTGTACCAGACAAGTATACAATAGAAATTGAAGAAGTCGCAGGGCTTAGTGATGCAAAAATGAAAAAACAAGGCGGAACGAAAAAGTCGAAAACACCGTTGCAAACATTTAGTAATCCCAATGAACAACTAAATCAAGAAAAACAAGCTCTTGATACAGAATCAAGATCTTATAGCATAAGTGCTGGGACACAGATTGTACAATTAATTGACCAAGTAATGAAGAATAGTACCTATGTAACTGCACAACAAACAATTGCATTTGACGAAATTACAAATAAAAAAATACAAAACCCTCCAGTGAAAACAGTGCAATGGTATAGAATCACACAAGTTGCAGAACCAATAGCATTTGATGAGAAGAGGCAAGACTACGCTTATGATATCAGATACAAGGTAAGCAGGTATCAAATTAATACGCCTCGCTCGCCTTATTTTCCTGATACTATGTATAGAGGTACACAAAAACTATATGAGTATTGGTTTACAGGGCAGAATACTGAAGTAATAAGTTTTGAAATTGAAAACAATTCAAATTATATTACGTCTATAGGCAATGATGGGTTGAATAACGATACCACTGGTGATGCAAGATATACAGAAAAAAAGTTTTTTGAAAGTGCTCCAGGAACAAGTACACAAGGTGGCGATGGTGAGAGTACAAGACCGGCAGCACAACTAGCTTCGAGATTATATGATCCAGCTGATGTATCAAAAAGTACAATAGAAATTGTTGGAGATCCAGATTGGATACTACAAAGCGAGTTATTCTACAGTGCGTCAAATCTTGGCCCATTTGAACCAGATGGAAGTATAAATGCTAACTCTGGTGAAACATTGTATGAGATACGTTTTAACAGGGTTGTCGACTATGATATGGCAACGGGCTTAACACCAGTATTCAAAGATAATCTTGACATAAGCCAAATAACTGGAGAAAAAAATCTAGCACAAGAATCTATTGTTTTTACCTGCTTAGAAGTAACAAACTACTTTAAAGAAGGCAAATTTACGCAAAAATTAGAAGGCACAGTGAGAACCTTTGATGCGGCAAAGAATTCACCTAAAGAGATAGCTAAGGAAAAGAATCAAATTGAAGATCCAGGGCTAGATGCTTTTGGACATGCAAGTCCTCCAATTAAAAAACAAGATACACCAGTAAGAACAAGTAATCTTTCAGCAGGAAGTAGAGGTAGTGGAGAGTTTTTAGATAAAAGAGGGACTGCTGATAACAAGGGTGTAAACTTGCGTCCAGGACCTGATGTGATTACCGGCGGCGTGCCTGCAAGTAGTGGCTTAAAACCAAATGCAAATAATACAAAGAAAAGTGCAGTGGTTCCACCTAAAAACTATGACGATGCTATTATGCGTAATCAAAGAATTGCTACTCTACAAAATTCAAGTACTAACTATGTAGACCCTATAATAAACAAAGGAAAGCATTTGCCAACAGTGGTACCTAAGCCGGGCAGTAGTACTGTAAGCGATGATGCAGGAAAATCTGCTAGTCCATTCAGCGAATCACTATTAGCAAAGAGAAACAGATTAAAACTTGAAAGGTCTCGTAGGGCAATAGCGAATGGTGCTACTGTACGAGGTTCAAGCGGCGGTGGAGTTGATCGTTCCTCGCTTTTTCAATAAAGGACAATAAATGGTACAAAATTATCAAAGAACAATAGGAACTCCAAAAAATTATAAACTGGACAAAGGTGGTACACCTGCTGAAACAGGACCTTTTATTGGTGAGGTAATGAACAACGTTGATCCAACCCGTTCTGGTAGACTTGGGGTATTCATCGAAGATCTGGCAGGCCCTGATAAGAATGTAAAAAGTTTGTGGCGTACTGTGAGCTATATAACTCCTTTTTATGGATATACACAACAGAGTGCACCAAACCCAACTGGCCCAGGAACCTTTACTGGCAATAATCAAAGTTATGGATTTTGGGGAACACCGCCTGATGTAGGTACAAAAGTAATTTGCTTTTTTGCAAACGGTGACCCAAACAATGGTTTTTACATGGGTATGCCAATAGAACCAGGATTAAATCATATGGTTCCGGCAATCGGCAGTAGTACAAAGTATATCGATGATTCTGGTTCACCATACTTTGCTAACAAAGATAAACTTCCTGTAGTAGAAATTAATAATGCCAATCCTGCTATATCTGAGAATCCAAGATTTTTTGAAGAAACAAAACCAGTTCATAGTGTCCTTGCAGGACAAATGCTTTCGCAAGGTGTTATAGCAGATCCTCTCCTTGGACCAATTAGTTCTAATAGTCAACGAGAATCCCCTAGCACTTGTTTTGGTATTAGCACTCCAGGACGCCCGATATATTCAGGTGGACTTACAGATGCACAATTACAGGCAAAACTTGCAAGTAGTACTTTACAAGCAAACGAAGTAACTGTTATTGGTCGTAAAGGTGGTCATAGTGTTGTTATGGATGACGGCAATCAAGCCGGCGAAGACAACCTGGTGAGAATTAGAACCAGTTCAGGACATCAGATTATGATGAATGACAGTGCTACTGAATCTACAATACATATAATGCATGCCAATGGACAAAGTTGGGTCGAACTAGGCAAAGAAGGTACTATTGATGTGTATGCTTCAAATAGTTTGAATATTCGAAGTGCTGGTGAAATCAACATGCATGCCGACAGAAGTATTAATATGAATAGCGAAAACGGAACTATAAACATGCATGCCAAGGCAGCAATGAGTCTTGAAGCAGGGAGTTTAAACCTAACCGGTACGAACAGTTTACTGGCGTATAGTAAAAGCATGATAGGATTAAAAAGTGACGCGGCACTGATGCTAAAGAGTAAAACAGGTTCCTGGGGAGCAGGAAGTGGACTTACTTTAGAAGCTGGTTGTATAAAATTAAATTCAGGTGCAGCAAGTGATGTACCCAAAGCTCAACCAATTCCAAAAAAACGTTTGGCTGATACAAAATTTGAAAACGATGTTGGATGGGTGCCAGAGCCAGCGGCAATTGAAACCATTGTAACCAGAGCACCAACACATGAGCCATTTGCTGAAAGAGGTACAGGTGTCAACACAAGTACTAACTTGACAACCTCAAGTACAGAAGTGCCACTTGATGCAGAAACCCAAGAAGCAGTAACAAAGGCCGAAACAACAGAAATAAGTAAAATTGATAGTGGAGACTACGAAGCACAGACTGGTGTATCAACAAACGTTGGAAAGATACCTAGTGAAAAAGTCACAGGCATGGTTGCACAGTCTAGTAAGTTAGTCAACCAAAAAGCAAACGAAATATCAAATGGTCTCGGTGTAGGCAAGTTTGGATTCAGTGCTAGAGAATTAGAAACTGCTGGATTTTTAAAACCAGGCACAAGTGATTTTTTCTTAAAAGATTCAACTGCTGACCTAAATACTGTGTTAAGCAGTTCAAGTGTTTGGAGCGGAAATCAAGGTATATCTGGTGTAAGCGACTTCCTTAATAACGAATCAATACAAGATTTTACCAAAACAGATTTGTTTAACAAAGGATTAAGCAATTTGCAAAACGCAGGAATAGTAACTGGGTTAGAAAATGAATCATCGTTAGCCGGACTTGTAAGTGGAGCAAGTAAATTTGGTGTAGATGCAGTAAAAAAATGGTCAACTGGACAAGAAAATCTTGGAACAACTTTAGCAGGTTCTTTCAGCACAACTATCACAAATGCAGATATGAATTCAGTAGTACGAGGCGGACAATATGCTATAAGTTTAGCCAAAGAAAAATTAAGTGATGCAGTACAAGGATTTTCGACCGGCACAAGCGGAGTGACTGGTACAACTATTAGGAATAGTATTGACACAGCAGTAGAGTCTAGCATTGCCAGTAAAAAAGTCCTCGGTGTAAGTACATAAATACAGTATGGCAACATTTATCGGATATAGTACAATAAACAAGTACAAAAGTTTTACTGTTACAGACTTTGATCTAATTAAGCGTGATTTACTTAATGCCTTAAACATACGCCAAGGAGAAATGCCAGGGCGTCCTAATGTTGGTACAAGTATGTGGGCATTAATCTACGAACCACAAAGTGCTGAAACCACAAGAGCTATCAATACAGAGATACAAAGGGTATGTGCTCAGGATCCGCGAATCTCTATCAGTGACATAAATGTATTTGCACAAGAAAATGGCATCCTAATTGAACTTGAAGTACAAACAGTTGCTGGGCAAGATGCTGAACTATTACAAGTGTTTTTTGATCAACAACAACAAAGAGCCGCTTACTCAGACGTGTAGTATAAACTACCCAGTTTATTCTTTTCATAAATACTAGGTAAGGAAATACACATGGCTAAAACTACAAGACAAACAAGTATATTTGGTGTTGAAGATTGGAAGAGAATCTACCAAACATATCGTGAAGCAGATTTTCAAAGTTATGATTTTGAAACACTTCGTAAAAGTTTTATAGATTACATACGTCTATATTATCCAGAAAGTTTTAACGACTATATTGAGTCAAGTGAATTTATTGCACTTCTTGATGTAATGGCATTTATGGGTCAAGCAGGTAGTTTTAGAAATGATCTAAACACAAGAGAAAATTTTATTGACACTGCTGAAAGAAGAGACAGTGTCAACAGGCTAGCAGAACTAGTAAGTTACACACCAAAGCGTAACACTGCAGCACAAGGATTTTTAAAAGTACAAAGTATTAGTACTACAGAAGGTGTGACAGATTTTACTGGTGTAAATCTTTCAAATATTACAGTGAACTGGAATGACACCACTAATGCAAATTGGCTAGAGCAATTTACAGTAATTGTAAATAGTGCGTTAACAAACAGTCAAAGATTTGGTCGACCTGGAAATACACAAACATTGCTTGGAGTCCAAACAGACGAGTATGCAATTAACCTTATACAAGGTTTCCTTCCGATTGTACCATTTACAAATACCATTAATGGAACTGCAATGGCATTTGAAGCAGTATGTGCTACATCGCAAGATAAAACATATCTTTACGAGCCAGCGCCTGCGCCTAATGGAGCATTTAATGTATTATATCGTAATGACAAACAAGGATATGCAAGTGCGAATACCGGCTTCTTCTTTTTATTCAAACAAGGCAGTTTACAGGATCTTGATTTTAATCTTGGCGAACGTATTTCTAACAGGGTTGTAAACGTAAACATTGAAGGTATAAACAATGAAGATACTTGGTTATATCAACTAGATGCAACTGGCAACATCCAGAATGAATGGACCAAAGTAGAAAACATCTACAGTGGTGCAGTTGAGGAACTTACGCCAGAACAACGCCGATATTTTAATATAAGTTCAAGAACCAATGATCAAATTAATTTAAACTTTGGTGATGGTGTTTTCAGTAGTATTCCAGTTGGCAGTTTTAGAACTTATGTTCGTTCTTCAAATGGTTTGAGTTATATTATTAATCCAGACGAGATGCAAAATGTTTCGATCAGTATTGGATATGTTAGTCGAACCGGACGCAATGAAACTTTATCACTGACCTGTGCTTTAACATCACCAGTTAGTAATGCCGCGAACAGAGAAAATATAAACGATATTAAACAACGTGCACCAGCAAGATACTATACGCAAAATCGCATGGTTAATGGTGAAGACTACAATAATTTTCCATATACACTTTATTCAACTATAATCAAGTCCAAGGCAGTTAATCGTAGCTCAATTGGCACTAGTAGATATTTGGATCTTGTTGACATCACTGGAAAATACTCAAGTACAAACGTGTTTGCATCAGACGGAATGGTTTATGAAAACACAGAAGTACCTAGTTTTACCTTTACTTTTATTGATCAGAATGATATAAATGATGTTATACAAAATCAAGTTGAACCAGTACTAGCGGGCCGAGGTATGCAAGAGTTTTATTACCAAAACTTTTTGCGTCCAAGTCTTACAAGCCTAAATCTAAATTGGAGTCAAAGTACAACTAGCAATAACGAAACTACAGGATTCTTTAGATTTGTGGCTAGTAATGCTCCGGCACCAGTTGGACCACAAGCAAGTGATAATAAACAGTATATTGCTAAAGGCGGACTAGTAAAATTCATACCCCCAGCAGGACAATATTTTACCGCAACTAACAGACTAGCCGTTGGTTCGCCTACATTACCTGGAGATAAAATGATATTGTGGGCAACTGTGACTGCACTCGAACTTGATGGCACAAATTTTGGCACAGGAAACAATACAGATGGAACAGGCCCAGTAACTTTAAATAATTTTATTCCTACAAATGCAGTGCCAACTGAAGTTATTCCAAACTTTGTCACAGACTTACCAACAAGCATAGAAACAACTATGCGTGAGAACATTGAACTGTATAGAAACTTTGGATTAGGTTATAATAATCTAACAGGCACTTGGTACGTTATTACAAGTACAAACTTAAATTCAGCAATTACATTTAGTCTTGCAAATGCACAAAACACTACAGGTGCTGGATTAGATAATAGCTGGTTAATTGCATTTGAAACAGACGGAGTCACTTATACTGTGAGCTCGCGTAGTTTACAACGGTTTTGGGCTAGTGTACTTGAGACACGTTTCTTTTATGACGGCACACAAAAAGTTTATGATCCAAAAACAGGAACAGTTATAAACGACTTTATAAATGTTTTAAAAACAAACAACTTACCAGATTCAAGTTCAACACTTAACAGTGATGAGATATTAGACATAATTGACCAGCCTGTAGAGACAGATGGCTTCATTGATGATTTTAGAGTACGTATATCTTATAAAGACTCTGATAACGACGGCGTCCCAGATAATCCTGATTATTTTGAAACACTTGTTGCACCAACAGTAAACCCAAACAACAAAAGAATATTTTTACAACAAACAATTGATTTTGATAACTTAGAAAGATATTTGCCATTAGCATCAGGTGTGATAATTGGTAGTTTAGCAACAAGTGCCGCTATTGAATTAGTAAAGAGCGAATATCCCGATGCACAAGTTTTTTATGCTTATACAGATAAAAAGTTTTATAAATTATCTGTCGCCTATGATGGTGTACGAACTATTGCAGTCGTTACTGGTTATCAAACATTTGTTGGCCGACAAGGGTTGTACTTTCAATATAGACACAATGCTCCGTTAAGCCGACGTATTGACCCAGGTACTACAAATATTATTGACATTTATCTTGTAACTCAATCGTATTATATTGCATATCAAAATTATGTAAGAGATAGTACAGGCTCTGTACCTGAACCAGCAAAGCCGACTATAGATGAACTCACCACTAGTTATAGTACACTTGATCAGTATAAAATGATTTCAGATAATATAATATTAAACAGTGTAACATTTAAGCCTTTATTTGGCACTAAGTCTGCAGTTGAATTACGTGCAACAATCAAGTGCGTTAAAAATCCTGCTAGTACTGCAAGTATAAGCGAAATAAAAAGTCAAGTTGTAGCAAGTATGAACACATACTTTACAATAGAAAATTGGGACTTTGGCGATACCTTCTTCTTCTCAGAATTAAGTGCTTATCTACATGATCAATTAGGAAGCATTATTAGTACTGTGGTTCTTGTGCCGACTGATCCATTAAAATCATTTGGAGACCTGTATGAAATCCGATCTCAAGCTAATGAGATATTTGTAAATGCGGCCACAGTAAATGATATTGAAGTAATTGATGCACTTACTAGCAGTCAACTAAGAACTGCAACTAATAGTGGAGTAGTCTAGTATGGCTAAGCGTATACGCTCTGAAGACTTCCTACCCGAAATATTTCAAACACCTGCAAACAAGCAGTTGTTGCGTAGTACACTTGATCAGTTAACACAAAATCCAAAATTAAAACCAACAGAAGGTTATATAGGACGTAAAATTGGTCCTGGTGTCACTGCATCTGATAGCTATGTTCTTGAACCAACTGCTACAAGAACTGACTATCAACTTGAACCTGGAGTTGTTCAACTTACACCAAATACAAATAAAGTTGCAGATGCAATTACATACCCTGGAATAATTGATAGTTTAGAGTTACAAGGTGCAAATGTAACCAGAGATGACAGGCTATTTAATAGCGAATATTATAGTTTTGATCCTTTTGTGGATTACGACAAATATATTAATTTTAGTCAATATTATTGGGTGCCAGAAGGCCCAAATAGTGTTGACGTTTTTGCAAACACTATAGCGATACGAGACACATTTGATGTTGCTTATAGTCCTAGTGGTTATACGTTTTCTGGTGTAGCAGGTGCATTGCCAACACTTACTTTTGTCCGACAAGGTGAATATACTTTTGATGTCAATGCAAATGGACGTAACTTCTGGATTCAAAGTACGCCTGGTGTATCAGGTACATTACCACAACAACCAAACCAAAGTTCTCGTGAAGTACTAGGTGTAAGCAACAATGGCGACGATGTAGGTACAGTTAAATTTACAGTGCCAGATAAAACTGCACAAAATTATTATTTTACATTAACAGATATTGGAAGTACAGATCTACTAGAAGACAAATTACAGTTTAATCAAATTAATAATCAGTTTGTGGATGTATTTTTAGCCGCACATGGTGGCATTGACGGCATAACAGATCTACAAAACAGAACACTTATTATTACCACTGACACCGATACTGGTTGGGAAACACTCACTCCTTTTGATGAAACTTTGTTTGATCAAGATAATCCTGGTATCCCAAATGCAGGATTTGATAATAGTGTACCGTTGGCAACAGATTCAGAGCGTTATGTACAGTGGAGAATAAATTACAATTATACAAATCCACTTCGTCCTTTTATCGAACTTACAAAAGTAAAAAATATTGCCAATCAAAGTAAAACCCTTATAGAATACGGTACTGACTATGCTGGTGTTACTTTTTATAAAAATGCTACAGGATTGTTTGAGCGTCAGCCGCTAATCACTGCTAATCTTGATATAGTTTACTATCAGGATCAAAGTGATTCAACAAACTTTGGTGTAATACGTCTTGTTGACCAAGCAAATGCTTCTGATTTACGCATTGAAGATATAGTTGGCAAACCAACTTATACATCACCAAACGGCGTTGTGTTTACAAACGGACTTAAAGTACAATTTATTGGTGCAGTGGTTCCTGCAAGTTACGAAAATTTAGAATATTATATAGAAGGAGTAGGCACTGCAATAGAACTATTGCCAGTTACAAATTTTATTACGCCAGAGACGTTTACTGTATCGACAACTGTGCCGTTTGATAGTACCGCATTTGATGAAGGTAATTTTGATGCCACAAATAATGCTCCGACGGCTCAAGACTATATGACTATAAACAGAGCAAGTTTAGATCAAAATGCATGGAGTAGAGGTAACAGATGGTTTCACATAGGTGTACTTGAAGCAACTGCAATTTATAATAAAGTGCCCTTAGAAATAAACAATGATAATCGTGCTAAACGCCCAATATTAGAATATAGAAAAAGTCTGAAACTTTTCAACTATGGAACAGTAGCAACGCAACCAGTAGATATAATTGATTTTACAGAGACCGATGCATTTTCGAATATCAATGGTACTATAGGATATAGTGTTGATGGTTACACACTAGTAGCAGGATCGAGAATTATATTTGCGGCTGATATCGATGCAGAAGTACGTAATAAAATTTATACAGTAAGTTTTGTAGACTTTGGCGATAGTAGTGTTGATGTAATAGACTTGCAACCAGCAAGTTTAACTACACCTGATACTCCTACAAACACTAATGTTGTAGTAACCTCAGGAACGACTCTACAAGGAAAAGCATATTGGTACAATGGAACAACTTGGCAGTCGGCTCAACAAAAAACTGGTGTGAATCAAGCACCACTATTTGATATATTTGATAGCAGTGGCTATAGTTTCAGTGATATCACAGTTTATCCCAGTACAACCTTTGCTGGATCAAAACTTTTCAGTTATGCCGTTGGTACTGGTGCAACTGACACAGTAATTGACCAGCCGTTGAAATACCTAACAATTGCAAATGTAGGTGATATTGTATTTGATAATAATTTATATACAGATACCTTTGTATATGTAAACGGAACAGTAAGTGTAACAAAAAAGGTTGACACAGGGTCAGTAAGACAGTATAATAGTATAACAACCTATAATAAACTTCTAGGATGGCAAACATCTTTTGAAACATACACACAACGCCAAAGTTTTAGTTTCACCTATGCTGGCAATTCATTAGTCTTAGACGTTGAGGTACTGAGTGATGTTTCAAAAATTCCAGTCAAGGTTTATGTTGACGGACAATTTGTTCTTCCTAGCACTTATACCTACAGTACAAACACTGATGCTGTTACTGTTGTAACTTTTAATCAAAATATTGTGGGACAACCAAGTACACAACCAGATATCGGTGCTATAGTTGAAATACAGGTACTAAGTGATGCGGCCAGTAGTGTGGCGTTTTATACTATTCCTTCAAATCTTGAATCCAATGCTATGAATGAAAATAGTACAAGTTTTACACTTGGCACTATACGTACACACTATGAAAGCATATGCGAAAACTTAGAAAATTTTACTGGAAAGATACATGGTAACAATAATGTAAGAGACCTGGGTAACGTTGTACCCTTTGGTTCGCTTATTTTACAACAAAGTTCTCCGGTTACATTAATGACTAACTTTATTAATGGCAGAGACTTTGAATTTTTCCGTGCCAATGATTTTAACAGTTCAGAATATGCAAAAACAAAAAACAAAATTTTAGAGTATGTTGCAAACAACGACTGGGAGGGAAAAACCACTGCACAAATATTAGATAGTACGTTGTTGGGTATAAATGCAGGCAAGAGCGAATCGAGCCCGTTTTATTGGACTGATTCAATACCAAACGGTAATACTTTCCAGACTACTACATATACAGTATCGCCAATTACAACTAATGTGTTTGACACTTTATTCAGCTATGACTTAACAACTGCAAACTATAAAGGCATTTTGGTTTATCTTACTCAAAAGAGTACCGGTATCCAAACTATCTTAACTGGAGATGGTTACGAGTATACAGTAGCTACAGATGGCCCTCGCATCACAATTAATACAGATAAAATTACACTGGTAAACGGTGACATAATTACGATAAATGAATACACCACGACTTATGGAAGTTATGTCCCAGCAACTCCAAGTATGATGGGTATGTACGGAGTGTATCGACCTAAAGAGTTTTTAGATAATACGTATGTGACACCAACAAATGTTATACAAGGACATGATGGTAGTTTAACTGTAGCATTTGAAACAGGCGATTATAGAAATGCAGTTTTATTAGAGTTTGAAAAAAGAATATACAACAATATAAAATGTAGTGCATATGACAAATACAATATTCCACTCCAGGCAGTGGATGTGATCCCAGGACAGTTCAGAACTACAGAATACACATTAACAGAAACAAACAATATACTTAACCTAAGTTTTCTAGCATGGGTAGGAGACAACCGTGTCCCGTATAAGAAACAAACCTATATCGAAGATAATGCGTTTACATGGAATTATAGCCAAAGTGGCAACAAATTAAGTGATCAACCTCTACTAGGAGCATGGCGCGGAATTTACTTTCAATTATATGACACAGACTCTCCGCATACAAGACCATGGGAAATGGTCGGGCTTACCGAAGAACCAACTTGGTGGCAGACAACTTACGGTCCAGCACCTTATACATCAGGAAACACTGTATTATGGGACGACTTAGCAAAAGGAATTGTTGCATATCCAACAGGAAATGTAGTTAGAAATCAGTATATACGTCCGCAACTTTTGGACTGTATACCAACTGACTCACAAGGTAATCTTTTAGCACCAATAGATACTATTGTTGGTTCTTATGATAAAAATAGTTTTGTAAAATCTTGGGTACCAGGTGATATGGCACCAACTGAAGATGCATGGCGTCGAAGCAGTTATTATCCATTTGCAATTCAAAGATTATTAGCACTAACAAAACCAGCAAAATACTTTTCATTATTTGCCGACCGAGACCTATACAAATACAATACCGAGTTTAGTCAGTATTTGTATGATAATAGATTTCGTATTGATCCTAGCGTTATAAGCGTATACGGAAACGGAACAATTAAAAAAAGTTATATAAATTTTATTGTTGATTACAACAGAGTCACTGGACTAGATAGCACTACTTTATTAAAAACTTCATTGTCTAACATGGATGTAAGGCTCTGTTACAGAATGGCTGCTTTTAGTGATCAAAATTATTTAAAAATATTTTCTGAAAAGTCATCACCAAATAGTTTGAATAGTAGTCTTCTACTTCCAGATGAGAGTTATCAACTGTTTCTCTATAAAAATCCAAGTTTTGCAGAAGTGCAGTATTCTTCTGTGACTGTCCAAAGAGTTGCCGGAGGATATTCAGTTGCAGGCTATTCAACTATTAAACCCTTTTTTGAAATATTACAAAGCACTCCTGCAGGAACGTTTAGTACAATCACAGTGAACGGACAAGCAGTACGTATACCAGAAACATTTACCAATAATGTTGTTCAAGTACCGTATGGATATGTGTTTACAAGTACAACTAGTGTGGTTGATTTCTTAGTAAGTTACGGTCAATTGCTTACACAAAAAGGACTAACGTTTGACAGTGTGGAAAATGAGTATATCTTAAACTGGACACAAATGGCACAAGAGTTTTTGTACTGGTCTGGACAAAGCTGGACAGTAGGAAGTATTATTAATCTAAATCCTGCAGCCGATGTCTTAAAATTAGAAAAGGCCAATAGCGTAGTTGAAAGCCTAGCAAGTGAAAATATAAATGATGTAATGCTCAGTCAAAATTTTGGACCAATGACAACAAAAGATTATGCAGTAGAACGATTAGGAAACGAACTTAAACTTATAGGAATAAACAACGAAACGTTTAGTCTATTATTAGCAAGATTTACTTCATATGAACATATACTAGTATTTGATAATGTAAGTATTTTTAATGACTTGATTTATCAACCAATAACAGGTGCTAGGCAGAATAGATTATTACTAAATGGTCAAACAGTGTTCGAGTGGAATGGTACTTTGGATGCTCAAGGTTTTATCTTAAATCAAGATAATATTAAAGAATGGGAGCCAAATGCCGCATATACAAAGGGTCAAATAGTTCTATATAAAAATGCATATTGGAGTGCAACTACTCTGTTATCGCCAAGCGAAACATTTGTTTTTGCTGATTGGATAAAAAGCGATTATGCACAAATACAAACTGGCTTACTACCAAACCTTGCCACAAAAGCAGATAACTTACGCGAAAATTATGATATACATACTGCAAACCTAGAAAGTGACGCAACGCTATTAGGTTTAGGATTAATCGGCTTTCGACCAAGACAGTATATGCAAAATTTAAACTTAGATGATATTTCTCAAGCTGGCTTGTACTCACAGTTTCTCGGAACAAAAGGCACTTTACAGGCTGCAGAAACATTTACAAGTGCAAATCTCGGCAAAGAAGAAGCAGAATATGAGATTTTTGAGAACTGGGCCATACAACGCGGTATATACGGAGCAAACGCAAATCGTAGTTACTTCGAGCTCCGTACGGATGAAAGCAAATTGTTAAGTAATCCTAGCACTATTGCAGTAATTGATAATCAAGAAGTGTCTACTGCAAACCAAACAGTATTAATAGACGGAATTTGGAAACAAAGTTACAAGATAACAAATAAAAATATTTTGCCAACTGTTGGTAAGATTCCAGAAGATATAGCTCTGCCAAGTGCCGGTTATGTAAACTTTGATGACGTTGATATTAAGGTTTTTGACTATGACGACCTTACTGATATCATTTCTAACATAGATATAATCACACTTGGGACAAATATATGGGTTGCAAAAGCTAACAGTTACGATTGGAACATATATAGGACAAACTTAGTCAACGCAAGTATTGTTTCAGTTACTGACAATTTAAATGGCACGTGTACTTTAACTTTTGATGTCAATCACAACTTGTTAGCAGGTGCAAGAATTGTTGTAAAATATTTTGGCACAGGAGTTGATGGAGCCTACATAGTAAGTACTGTGCCTAGTTTAAAAACACTGACAGTGCCTCTTAGTCTTGCAGGTGAAACTGTTACACTTACCGGTGACGGACGATGTTTTACACTAGAAAGTGTGCGTGTAAAACAAGCAAGTGATGTTGCCTCTTTAAGTTTTGCAAATAATATTGTTCCAGGAAATCAGGCATGGGTAGATGACTATGGTGATGGAAACTGGGCAGTACTACAAAAAATTAATCCTTTTGGAACTCCGACAGAAATTGACGCTGATACACCTGTGTTAAACGATCTTTATGGAACCACAGTAGCACAAGGATTGATAGGTCAAGGACTAGCAATTGGTGCTCCAGGTTATGCAAGTGGCAAAGGTGCCGTATACTGTTATGGAAAATCAGATACCAATACGTACAAAGAAGTAACTATAATGACACCAACTGCAACAGGTTTTGTAGGTACCGGTACAAGTTTAAGTGTTGGAAATACCGAGTGGGTGGCAACTGGTGCACCTGCAAGTGATAGTAATAAAGGGTATGCTATTACAATTAAACGTAACAGTTCAAACGGTGAATATACGCAGACGCAACTTTTTAACACAGGGACAGCCGACGCAGATAAGTTTGGCCAGGATGTTGCACTAAGTGATGATGAGCGTTGGCTATATATAAGTGCTCCTGAAGATAACAAAATTTATGCATACAACAAAGTTGATGTACAAGGACAAACACTAAATTATACTGGAAACGGAACAACCACAGATTTTCTAATAGAAGGAAGCATTGTTGTAAGTGCAATCAATGGGACTGCACAAACACAAATTGGAGTTACAAGAAACAATGTAGCTCAAACTGCTGGTGTTGCCTTTACAGTAGTTGATGACGCTAATAGTAAACAAATAGTTAGGTTTACAACTGCTCCTAATGATAACGATAAAATAAGAATTACAAGATTGCAAGGCATTACATATCTGCCAAGTGTATCAACTACTGCGTTTAGTACTGCAAAATTATTTACAGTGAATGACATATATAGTTTTTCAGTCAACTATAATGGAGCATTGTTACGCCCAATATTTGATTATACCTTTGCTGGTAGCACTGTAACATTAATATCAGGTATAAACTCAGGAACACTTTTAATAGATTCAAAAGATAGTTGGGATTTTGTATCGACCATTGCAGTATCGGGTGCTAGTGCTGGTGACTTAGCAGGGGAAAGTATAAGCACCACAACCGACGGACGGCATTTAATAATTGGTGCTCCTAAAACTGACGTAACCGTTGGCGCAGTTACAACTACCGAGGCTGGTAAAGTATCGATATACGACAGAAGTGTACAACGTTTTCAAGTTACTGTCGCTTCTACAACTACACAAAATTTTACAACCACAGATACACCAGTTGGAGCTGTTACTGTTACTGTCAATGGCACATATTTGATTCCGACTGCTAACGCTAACAACGCACAGTTTAGTGTAGCAGGAACTACTGTAACAATAGGTACTACAACAAATCCATTCACACTTAATATTGGTGATATAGTAGAAATTGAAACAAATATATTTAGACTAGTCCAAACAATTAATGCAACCACTTTAGGTCAAAATTATCAATTTGGAAGTGTTGTTGATATGTGTTCTACAAACTGTAGCCTTTATATTGCTGAACCAAATGATAGTTTGCTAGTTCCAGAAGGCGGTAGCGTTGACAGATGGATTAACCAAGCAAGATTATTTGGAACTATAACAGGTACTGCGACTAATCCAGTATTGACTGCAACAAATTCAATTAGAATTAACAACTATTATGTGACTCTCACTGGTACAACCGTTGCTAGTTTAGTAACTGATATTACTACCGCAAACATACCAAATATTACTGCAACCAGTGTAAACGGTGCTTTACAAGTGACGCTTACAGATGTACAAGCTGCCGAAGACTTTATAAAGTTACAGATTGCCCCAGGAGCCGGAACTGCGTTTGCAGATCTTGGGCTGACACCAATAATTTATGCTCAAACTATTACTGCACCAATTGCAAATGATTATGGACACTTTGGTAAAAGTTTGAAAATTGATAGTACTGCGACAACTCTGGTAGTTGGTTCTCCGGATGCAACTGCTAATCTTCCAACAACATTTGACCTTGGTGCTACCTTCTTTGACTCAAAAAGCACATCTATAATTGATCCTCTTAATGAATCAGGTGTAGCGTATACCTATAACTTCTTACCAAGTGCAAATGCGAGTGCAACCAATCCTGGCAAGTTTGCATTTGGACAACAAATATTTGATACAAGTATTACAAGTTTTGACAAGTTTGGTAGTGCAGTTGACTATTACGACGGTGTGTTGTTAGTTGGTGCGCCAAATGATGATTTAAATCTTGCTACAGGTGACTATGGAAGAGTGGTACAACTTGTAAACACAAACAAAGAGTCAGCCTGGAAACGCTTATACAATCAGCAACCAATTGTTGATGCATCTTTACTGAATAGTGTTTTTACCTATAATAAGGTTAATAACGAAATTACTACATATTTAGACTTTATTGATCCATTACAAGGCAAGATACTAGGAGCAGCACAGGCTAATATAGACTATACCGGCGGTATCGATCCTGCGGCTTACAACACAGGCACTGTAAACAATTATGGTTCACAGTGGAGAGATGAATACCTTGGAAAGATTTGGTGGGATTTAAGCACGGTAAGATTTATTGATTACCATCAAGACACCATAGAATATAAAGCCAGACGTTGGGGACAATTGTTTCCTGGTTCTTCTGTAGATGTATATCAATGGACAAAGAATACAGTTGCACCTGATGCTTATATCGGAGAAGGAACTGTATACACCACAACCAGTTATGTTATAAGCAGTGAACTTGATAGTGCAGGAACCTTTGTTACATATTACTACTTCTGGGTAAAAGGGTTGACAGCAGTTAGTACTAATAAAACACTCAGTTCAAGCGGAATTGCACAGTATATTGAGAATCCTCGTTCAAGTGGAGTTGCATACAGTGCTGCCATAAGCCAAAGTACAATTAGTTTATACAACTGTAGAAATTTATTTTCAGCAACTGATACTATCTTACATATAGAATTTGACAAGATTGCAAATAACGATAATGTTCATAGTGAATATGACTTAATTACTGTTGGAGATGCAAAAAGTTTCTTAGGTGCAGGATTGTATAGAAAATTTCTTGACAGTTTTTGTGGCGAAGATACACTGGGTAACCTTGTGCCAGACCCAACATTAAGTGTTGCAGACAAATACGGTGTAAGTTTTAGACCAAGACAAAGTTTCTTTATAAATCGCTTCCTTGCCCTCGAAAACTACATGAAACGTGCAAATGCAATTATGAAACTGTATCCGATTTCAGATAGCAAAAGTTTTAAATTATTAAACAGTGAAGAGCCAGAGCCAACTTCTGCCAGCGGAGAATGGGACAAACGCTTACTAACATATGCAGAACTTACATATCAAGACTTGAGACAAGTAGCAGTTGGTTACAAGTATATTATTGCCAGTGATAGTACACAAGAAGGACTATGGACAATTTATACCGTGCAGGCTGAACAAAAGTTACTGCTATCAAGAGTACAAAACTATGATACAAAACTATATTGGAGTTATATAGACTGGAACGGAATAAATGCAGACTTTACAACTTATAGTACAGCAAATGCCAGCACATATGATGTAGGTTTATATAGTGACTTATTAGCATTGACGAATGTGTCAGACGGAGTATGGGCCACAGTTCAAGCAAACAGTTTTGGAAAACAAGAAGTATATCAGTATAGCACAACTACAAGCGAGTGGACAAGAGTTTTCTTAGAAGATGGAACAATTGCGATTGATAGTACTATTTGGAATTACACTGACGGAAATTATGGATTTGATGTTGAAGTGTTTGATGCACAACGTTTTGACCAGGCACCAAATATAGAAACAAGACAAATATTACAAGCACTTAACGATGAGATATTTACAACAAATCTACGTAAATTTAGAAACGACCTTTTAATATTAACTTTTGAATTTATTATGAGCGAGCAACCTGCTCCAGACTGGTTATTCAAAACAAGTCTAATTGACGTAAATCATAAGATACGAGATCTTATTGAATATCCTATTTACAGACGTGATAATCAAGACTTTGTAAGTCAATACATACAAGAAGTCAAACCATATCATGTTCAAGTTAGAGAATTTAACTTACGCTACGAAGGCGAAGACACATATAATGGTAGTATCACTGATTTTGATCTGCCAGCTTACTATGATAGTCTCAGACAACAGTTTGTATCTCCAATACTGGACGATAGTACTAATCCAAAATCATTGAGTGCCGTACCAAGCACAAGTGTTGTTTGGCAAACATTTCCATGGAGTCAATGGTATAACAACTATAAACTTGAAGTAAAAAGTATAACTGTCATAGATGGCGGTACAGGCTACACAGTTGCTCCACAGGTGATTGTCACTGGCGATGCAATTACACAAGCAACAATGACTGCGACGGTTAACACTGCTGGAGTAGTGATAAGAGTTAATTTAATTACTGCTGGTACCGGTTACACTACAACACCAACTGTTACGATATCAGGTGGAAATGGAACTGGTGCTACTGCGGTTGCAGTGCTAGAACCACAACAAGTACGTGATTTTACAACAACAATAGCGTACGATAGAATTACATATACAAGCCAAGTAGTTGACTGGTCTGCAAATACAGCTTACACCGCAGGACAATTAGTACGTTTTCCAGTGCCAACTGTTGGTGTGATAAATGCAAGTTTACCCGAAGTGTATAGCGTCACTGCAAATTTTACAAGCGGCAGTTCATTTGATCCTGAAAAATATACTAAAGTTGATCAAAACACACTTGATGGTGCAGACAGAACAATAGGCTTGTACACTCCGGAACCAAACGAACCAGGCAGAGAACTTGCACAGGTGATGACAGGTATAGATTATCCTGGAGTACAAGTCGAAGGTCCAAATTTTAATCAAAATACAGGCTATGATGTAGGTAACTTTGATATTAATCCATATGACAACATTGACTTTGGTCCTGAAGGTTTACCAACCTATGACCCGGGCATATTAGATGTAATATATCAGAGTTCATTTGTTGATACCTATCTTGGTACTAGATCAACAGATATAAATGTTGATGGTGGTGAGTTTATTGACACCTATAGTTCACATGCACCAGAAGAGCTGATACCTGGTAGTGAGTTTGACACATTAGACCTTAAAGTTTTTACTCGTCCAGGAAGCGACTGGAGTAATGATGGACACGGTTTTAATATAGTTACTACTACTACAACATTTGCTGGGACTGGCACAAAAATTAGTTTTGCAAACGCTATGTTACATCCAGTTGGCATTGAAATTGTTGATGACACAATTGGACAAAGTGTAGTAAACACTGCATACTCAATTAATTGGGTAACCAAAATTGTAACATTTGGGGCAACCATGCCAAGTTCGATTGGAAACATAATTGCAGTAAAAGTTTACGGACTAGGTGGCGGCTCGCAATTGTACAAAGAAAGTTTTGTTGGGTCTGCTATTACAAATAAAGTGCAAACAATTCCTGTAGCGTTTACAGAAATTAATGAAATGGTTATATTCATAAATGGAGCAGTCACTACAGGCTATACATTTGCTGCGGACGGCAGTTTTGCAACCACTATCTCATTTACAACTCAACCCAGTGCAACTGACTGGGTAACGATCGTACCACTTGGAGCAACTACACCAACACAGTATTCGTGGAGTACACCGTTAGTACAATATATGACATATGACGGATCAAGCCTGTTAGAGAATTTGACAAATAGTTTGCAAGGAACAAATATAGCAAACTTATCAGTACAACGTGAAGGATTGAGACTACGTCCACCAGAAGGTATAGAGTACACAGGCGACGGTTCTAGTGCTGGTCCTTATTATATTAGTACTACTGGTATTAGTAATCAAGCACTAATAGCAGACAACGATATGCTGGTATATGTAGATAACGTAAAACAGAATTTAGCAGTTGATTTCAATTTAAGTGCTTGGGATGGATCGAGTGATAGATTTATAGAATTTACTGTGGGCAGTATGCCACCTGCAAACTCAGACATTAAGATTTTTACCACAACTGAATCAGATTATATTATACTTGGTGATCAGATAGACTTACGTGTTAGTGCAGTATCAAACGCACAATTTGCAGTGTATACCTATAATGATACTGCACAACAAAATATTTTAACAAAAGTTTTTGTTGGACCAACATCAACTGGTGTTACAACTGGAGACGCATATGACGAAGTGCCATATGATAGTGCAGAATTTGATAAAACCATAGGAACCACAGTTGACACCAATAACTTTGCACTTGGTAGACTTGTGTCTAGTCCAGAAAGACTTATAGTCACACTTAACGGAATTTACATTCAACAAACCGAATACGATCTATCAACTGATGCCAACAACAAAACTACGCTGGTACTTAATAGAAACGTTATAAATGCCGCAGATGTTTTAGCAGTGACTATGTTTACAAACACAGTGGTACCTAATAGTTTAAACTTTAGAATCTTCCAGGATATGCTTGGTAATCAAAAGCTATTAAGGATGAACTCTAATAATACAACTGAACTTGCACAAGATCTTGCAGTAGAGGCGTCAGTAATTTACTTAAAAGATGTATCAAAATTAAGTGAGCCAAACTTGGAAGCTAATATTTTTGGACAACTTATGGTTGGCGCAGAAAGAATTACATACAGAGTAAGAGATACAGGTAATAATACAGTAAGTGACATTAGACGTGGTACTGCAGGAACAGGAGTGTATGTTCACAGTGCAGGTGAAAGTGTTACTGATGTTGGACCAGGTGAGCAATTACCAAGCACATACCAAGAGAAAACAACCACTGACAAAACAAACGTAGGAAACGGGTCTGAAACAAGATTTACTACAAGTATTATAGTACCAACTGGTATTGACAGCACTGAACACACCGAATCGATTACTGTAACAGTAGGTGGCACAATACTTGTTCCAGAAACTGATTATACAGTAACAGGTATTGATAGTACATTTACTGAAGTTACTCTTACAACTGCACCATTAAATGGAGTTGAAGTTTGGTTTAGCCAGGTAACTGCTAACGTAATGTATGCACAAGGTTCTAGTACTGCCAGTAACGGAATACCTTTACAAGATCAGACAACTGCGGCAGCAGTGTTTCTAAAGAGTTAAAACCCAGGTTAAGTAGTAAGGTAAATACAGTATGGAACAAGAAACAAATAAAGAGGCCATAGTGGATCAAGAAGAAGAAAAACGTCCTAACGAAGAAGGACAACTTGCTATCAGTGGGCATATAAAAATCTTTGATCCTAACACCAATGAAGTAATTGTTGATAAAAGAAATGCTATACACTACGAAAATATAAGCGAGTCGTTAGCAAATAGTCTAGCTAATAAAACCGTTGGGCAAATCTATAGTATGTCTTTTGGCAACGGCGGAAGTAGTGTTGATCCAACTGGTGTGATTACATACCTACCACCAAATACAACAGGACAAAATGCTAACCTATATAATCCTACATATTCAAAAGTAGTAGACGATAATAGTTCAGCAAATACAGATACCAGTAGGAACAATCTCACAGTTACGCATACAACAGGAAAGGTATATTCAGATATACTTGTAAGTTGTTTATTAGACTATGGCGAGCCAAGTGGGCAACAGGCTTTTGATAATAGCACAGACTTTAACGGCGACTATGTATTTGACGAACTAGGTTTAAAGACCTGGAACGGAAGTGCAACAGAACTTAGATTGATAACACACGTTATCTTTCATCCTGTTCAAAAATCATTGAACAGACAGATACAAATTGATTATACAGTTCGTATACAAACATTAACTAACTTGAGTGCAACATAAATACACTTAGGAAAC